GGCTGCGGCGTGTGGTGTGATCTGGACCGTGAACAGGTCGCTCGGAATGTCATCGACATACCGTGTCTCGTCGGCGTCGAAGGTGAATGTCTCCGTCACCAGGTGCCGAAACACGGTGTTGTCAGGACCGACTTGCTCGGTGCCATCGGCGCGATTGATCTGGTAGCCGTAACTCATGTCAGATTTCCGATCTTCACCCGCAGAACATCGCTTGCATCGTAAACCTCAAGGGCATCCGTCTTGAGGACAAACCGGGCACCGGTCTCCGCGCTCTTCAGTTCACCGATGACCGCGCTAATCGCGGAAAGCGACGTGGTGCTGATCTTGTCTGCCGTCACGCTGTCGGCGTCCAGGTGCTTGGCCTGCACGCTGCCGTCGAAGAGGATGGCATCGGCGTCGAACCGGAACGCGCTGACGGGGCCGTTCACCGGATCGTCGGCGGCCACCACCTCTAGCAGCGCCTCTGCCGATCCCGCGACGGCGCGGATCGTATAGGTCGCGGCGGCGAAGGATTCGAGCGTCGAGATCGCGTTGCCCTGGGTCGTCACACTCGATTCGATCCCGTTGAAGTCTGTTTGCAATGTGCTGATGTCAGTTGCCAGCGCGCTGTCGGCGTTGGTTCGCGCGACCGTCTCGGCGGTGATCGCTGACGTATTGCCCTCGACATCTGCCGTCAGGGTGGTGATCTGTCCGCTCAAGGCGGAATCCGCGTTCGCGCGGGCAACGCTTTCGGCGGTGATCGCGGCGGCGTTGTCACCCACATCAGCCGCCAAAGCCGTGATGTCGGCGGCGAGCGCGTCGTCGGCGTTCACGCGGGCCAGTTCTTCGGAGGAAATATCAGCGGTGTTCTGTCCTACTGTCGCGGACAGGGTGTTGATCTGACCTGTGATCGCCGTGTCTGCGTTGGCACGAGCGGCGGCTTCGGCGGTGATCGCTGCCGCATTGTCCCCCACATCTGCTGTCAGGGTGGTGATGTCGGCGGCGAGCGCGTCGTCGGCGTTGGTCCGGGCGATCTGCTCTTGGCTGATCGACGCTGAGTTCGCATCGACATCGGCCTGGATCTCCGTCAGGGACGCGGCAATCGCGCTGTCAGCGTCGGTGCGCGCTGCCTGTTCTACGGTGATCGCGGCAGAGTTCGCGTCGATCAATGCGACCAGTTCAAGCCGGGCGGCGGCTGTGGCCTCACGCTCATCATTGATGACGGCGGCTATCTCCTGACGCGCAAAGGCCAGATCCTCTCTGACGGCCTCCCGGTCCTTGTAAGCGTCCAGAAGGTCTTGGAGCGAGTTGATGTTCGCCTCGTCCAGTTCATCGAAGGCCAGTCGGCTATCGTAGACAGTCTGCGTGATGGCCGGCACATCGAGCGCGTCTATCACGACCTCGGCACCGGTCAGGCGCGCGTCCACCGCCGTCAGGTCGGAGGCGGCGGCTTTCAGCACAATCTCCGCTTCGAGGGCGTCAATCTCGGTCTCGGCGCTCTGCAATCGAACGTCTATCCCATCGACGACCGTTGTGGACGCCTTTTCCGTGATGGAGGCGTTCACAGCGTCGATGTCCTCTTCGACAGTGTTCAGCCGCAACTCGAAGTCATCAAGAATCGGGATCTGTTCGGGATCCAACACCGCCTCTGAAATCGCCTGGTTCATTTCGGCGTAGGTCACGCGCGAGACGATTTCTGCCTCTGCTGCGTCGACACGGACCTCAGCCAGGGCGACCCGGTTTTCGACCTGCTCGAAACCGACGATCTTTACGCTGCCGTCCGCTGGGTCGACATAGACCCCGGCATCGGCAACGCGCTGGTCCGTTTGCTGGATACGCGACGCCAGGAACGACAGGGCGAGAGCGAAATCGTCGATTTGCTGTTCTGCCGTTGTGATCCTCGGGATCTCCTGGTCGAACCTTGTGTTGAGGGACGCAAAGAGGGCGTCAGCCTCGGCGCGGGCCTCAGCGACATCCGTCTCGAAGAGCGTGGTGAGTTCGGCTTTGGCCGTGTCGATCGCTGCCTCGGCCTCGGCAATCGCGGCGGCGGCCTCGGCGTCGACATAGTTGATCGTCGTCGTAATCCGCCTGGAAATCTCAGACGATGGCAGGCCGCCAAATGCGGTAATCAGTTCCCCGCTCGTGTTCTGGAACCGCTGGGCCAATTCACCGATCATGGTGTCGATGTCGCCCCAGCGGACGGCGTGCAGGTCACGGTCGCCGCGGCGGCCGGCAAGGATCTGCACGTCGCGTTGGGTGCGCGTCATCTGTTCGGTTGTGTGGTCCCTGGTGCGCGTCGGCGCTGTCGGCGGCGGCGTTCGATCCGCTGGCGGTCGAATTGGCTTCGGCTCCGGGGCAAAGACCCTGCGGGCCTCGGCCAGCTGGTCGGCGCTGGACAGACGGGACAAACCGGGCGAGACATCCGGGACATCCGGGACAGAAACCCGGCCTTTCCAGTTGAACAGGTCGTCGCTCATCCTGCCCCCATCAGTTCAGAGGGCCCGCCTGCGAGGGAAACGCGCGTCACCTTGACGGCCCCCGTGATCTCGATCTGCCATTTCTCGGCATAGCCAGAGGCCAACCGCTCGATCTGGTTGAGGCTGGTGATCGTGGTACGGGCCGCCCCGTCAGCATAGATCGTCATCGAGAACGACGACCCGGGCGCCAGTTGCTCGCCATCCACGCGGACGACGCCGAAACTCTGCGGCACAGGCAGGTGGATCACGTTGCTTTTCCATTCCAGATCAGCCGGGGCCGCAGACAGAGACGCATATTCCCTGATGGCGGTCGTCCCGTCCGAATAGAACAGCTTGCCGCTCACGAGGTCATAGGCAAAGGATGTTGCCGCCACATCCGTTCGGACGAACCCCGGGATTTCCCCGGTCAGGTCGATCATCGAGGTGATCCGCGTTGCCCCAGGCGTGTAGGAAAACACATACCGGCCATCATAGAACCCGGCCCTGAAGGTCTCGGGCTTGAGCGCTCGCCACTCCCTGCGGTCGAAAATGTCGCGCGTGATGACCTGCGGATTGGGACCAGACACCAGCACAAGCCCGTCATGGCTCGGATAGGCCACTCCAAGGCCCATATCCACGATACCGCGCTTCGACAGGCACGGCAGGTTCACGTCCAGGCGTTCGAGGATCACGTTGTCCGGGTGCGACCCCTGCGCGATGTAGGGCGTGCCCTCGGTCATGATGATGAGGAAGTTGCCAGACACCCCCAGCCCCACGATGTCGTATTCCGTTCGCAGGGCGTATTTGCGGGGCCAGGCGTGCGGGATGTACGGCTCGCAGAAATACAGCGACCGGCCAGAGAACGCGGCCATCATGCCGTTCGGCATGGGCACGATTCCTTCCAGCGTGGCGACGGGAGGATCATAGTCGGCAGACGGGATCAGTTCTTGCGTCGGGTCTGTCTCGATGTCGTGGACATAGAGCGGCGTGCCCACGGACAATTCCTTGACGAAATACAGGCCGGTGGTGCCCGTTGCGCTGGTGGCAGAGCGGTAGACACGGATCCGGTTCACGCGGGTTCCTGATGGCGCGGCGTTGTCCACGATGGACACGTTCAGCGTCGTTCCTTCCAGAATATCGAGGGGTTCCGATGTCGGACTGGGCAAGGACTCTTCGTCCAGGTCCGTTACCCATGTCGTCGCAAACAGCACAGTTTCGACGGGCAGCGGATCGTCCGGGTCATCGACTGGCTCGGTGTTGACCGTGACCAGCGGCGCGGCGGTCGGCGTCGGGATGGCCAGATCATGAACGGTTGCGCTATCGACCTCGCGCAGCTTCGGGGATTTGCCAACGGTGGTGATGTAAAGGCGGTTGTCATCTACCGGCCCCGGCGCATAGGTCGTGTGGTCATCATAGGCGAACCACGCGCCGTCATAGGCGATGAAGTCGTCTGCGGCAGAGCCAAGGATCGTGGCCGCCGCCGACGAATACATCGAGCGCAGGGCACCAGAGGCGAAATCGCAGTTTTCCGCGACCTCTGCGGCGCCCTTCGGGAGCAAGTCGGGGTCACGCCGCGGGATCTCGCCTGCGAACTGGGTGAGGCGATAGAGCATGGCGGTTCTCCGTCAGTATTCTTGGTAGCGCGTCCGGGCTGGTGGCCGGTGCTGCATCGTGATGTTCGATGCGAAATGGTCCGTGCAGGCGGCGTCGAACTTGCCCTGGTAGAGCATGGCACTGCGCGGGTCCGTGTAAGGCTGGTCGGGGATCATCAGCGCGCGGGCAAGCGCGCCATAGGAAATCTGCTGCCCGAATTGCCCCAGGAGGAAGGCCGGAACGACATCAAGTGCGTCCTCCACGTCCCCTGCCACGTTCAACTGCATCGAGGTCCCCTCGATGGGCTTGAGGAATGCTGAGATCGTCAGCGTGCCCGCGCTGTACGGGATCAGCTGAACCGTGTTCGGGTGCATCTGAGCGATATAGCAGGGCAGGCCCTCGGCTTGGCGCTCTGTCTGCGTCACCTCGGTATACTGCGTCGGGATCAGCTTCACGTTGTCTTCCCAGTACGCCTCTTCGATGCGGTGGATCGTGGCATATGACGGGGTGACAATCGTTTCGTTCTGCTCGTCCACGGTGACGGTGATGATCTCACGCCAGCATCGGGTGCGTTCACAGAACTCGATGGCCGCCCGCCGCAGAAGGCGGCGAGCGACAGGCACGGGAAGGTCCCGCGCATAGGGGCGAACCAGAGGCTCGAACTGTTCGAGCGGTACGGTTGCCGCGACCATTACTTCGTGTCCGTGTTGATATTGGCGAGCATTTCGACCTGCTGGCGCATCCCCAGAGCCGACATCCAGTTCTGCTGGTGCATGGTGGACCGCTGTGCGGCGCCGGGCACGTCAACGTCCTTCTGGAACGCGCGGTACAGCACATAGTCGCGCAGCACGTTCTCGTAGAGGTCGGGCAAGTCGATGGCCGCCGAATACTGGTCGATGTCCAGCGGATCTGCCGGGGCCGCCACGGGTGCCGGGACCGTCGAAACGATGGCCTCGATCTTCCCCAGCCCGGTGTTGCCCGGGTAGACGTAGAAGACGCGCGGGTTCATTTCGTCGGTCATGACGTGGGTGACGGTCGCGGAGAACGGCACGACGCTGGTCTGGTGCCAGCCCGGCACCTGGCTGTCGAGGATCGAGCGGTCAATGGGCGTGATGTTCTTGCCTGCCACACGCGGCGGCCCTTCGGCGGTAATGTTGCGCACGACCCGGAGCAACTGGCTCCCGTCCGCGAGTTCCTGATAGGTGCCCTCGTTGAGGTCGATGACGGTGTTCTCGGAGACAGCCGTGGGCTTGTGGAACGCGATCTCCTTGAGGCCCGCATTCAGGTAGACGCGCAGTTCCTCAAGGGTCCAGCGGGTGTTGTTGGCGTCCAGAAGGGCCGTGCGGCAGGCCCAGAGAACGTCTTTTGCGGTGAACGACATGACGAGTCGGCCCTTCCTGTTTCAGGTTACTTGCTGAGAGCGGCCTCGGCCTTGGCTTTCAGGTCTTCGACATCGGAGGCGTCGATGTATTCCTCCTGCGCGGCGCCTTCGATGATCTTGACGACCACCGTATCGAGGTGCGCGCGACCGTTCGGCTTGCGGCCAAACAGGAACTCATGTGCCTGATCGGCGGCGAACTCGGTTGCCTTCGACGGATCAGACAGGATGGCCTGCATCGCATCGTGCCCGGCGTTGGATGAGGCCGAGAACGCCTCTGCCGGATCCGGCTCGGGTTCAGACGGCGCAGCGGGCTGCGGAGCGGGGGCCGACTGGGCCACCGGCTGCTGCACAACGGGCTGCGGCGCGGGGTCCTGCGCGGGCTGGGAGGCATCCGCCTTGAAGAAGACGTAGGCCTCCGAGATCGACAGAAGGCGGGCGATGTGTTCTTCGTTCTCGACCAGCGCCACATGCGGCGAGCGGGGCTTGTCCGGGTCGATGGGCTGGAAGTTGTAGGTGGTGTCATCGAGCGAAACCTGGGTTCCGGCGCGGCGCTCGATCTTGCAGCGGATCAGCATGGCGAAATCTCCTTGATTGCAGAAGCCCCCGCGACATCCCGCGAGGGCTGAGGGCTGGTCGACGGCCTTAGAGGACGTATTCCATGCGGATCGTCACGGTCTTGGTCGCACCGGCTGTCTGGTCGGCACTCAGCTTGACGCCGATGCCCCGGTCGTAGGCCACAGGCGCGATTTCCATGCAGGTTTCGATGGGCACGTCCTGCGTGGCGCTGACGATGCTCGTTGCGCTCAGGAACTCATCGCCGCTGGTGCGGGCCGACTGGTCATCCTGGGGATCGCCAGACATGAGGCCGACATCGGCAGTGCTGACTGCCAGTGCGCCGCCAGTGATCGACATGCGAACGGGCTTTGCGAAGGCCGGCAGCACGCCGATCTCAATGATGTCGGGCGTGGCAGCGGTATAGGCCGCGTCAATGGTGTGGGTAAACTCCGCAATCATGATGACACCGGCCTGACCGGGGGTCGGGACGTTGCCATGAGACGCGGCGCGAGAGACGAAAATGGTCATGAAGGGGTCTCCTTTGGGGGATGAGCGCGGCCCTTCTCAGGCCGCGCCAATAAGGCCTTAGCCGGTCGGCTCGGTGGCGGCGGTGTCGATCGCCATGACGCCGAAATCGCGGTTGTTGAACCGGGTCTTGCTCACGCCGATAATGGTCCCGGCGGTGACGACCGGCTCGTTGCCGCGGTCTTCCATTTCCTCGGACCAGTCGAAGCGCCCGTTCTTCATGCCGCAGGCGTAGACCCCGGCCTGACGGCCCATGAAGAGCGCGCGGGCGGCCTCGACATCGGACCCTGCGCCGTAATCATCGAACCGGATGGCCGACGAATGGCTGTGCAGGACCACATTGTTGATCATCCCCAGGCCGCCGGTGAAAATCTTGTTCTTTTTGCCCTCGGCGGAGGCGGCGGCCTTCTGGATGTCCAGCCACTCGGACCCGGCGGCATTGCGCATGTCGTGTTCCTGGTAGTGGGACATGACCGTGACGTAATGCTCTTCGGAGCCGATCTTAACCGGGACCATGTTCGCGGTCGCCGGGTCCTTGGCACGCATCATGCGCGCACGGGTGACGGCGCGCTCGATCACGTTGCGCGTCATCACGTCAGCCGCGACGAGGGATGCCTTGGAGGTCGCATCGCCACCGTACAAGAGGTGCTGCGAGTCCGGGGCACGGAGCGGGTTGGTCGCGTGGCCGGCATAGGCGGTATCTTCGATGAAGTCCTCGTTGATGCCGCGCGCACCCGAGAGATAGATGAAGAACAGTTCGTCCTGCCACTTCGACCAGTAGTCGCCCAGACGGTCACGGGCCACCTGCCGCAGGTCGTGCGCGGTGCGCTTGCGGGTCATGCGACCACCAGCCGAAACTTCGTGGCGGGCCTGGTCGATGATGATTTCGTCGGTGAAGAACTTGAGGTTTTCGCCGTTGCCCTTCACGCGCTTGTCGCCCGTGGTGGGCGCCTTGCGAAGCTGCACGGAGAGGTCGAACGACACCCGATCGCCGGGGTCGGATTCGAGATCCTTCTTCTCTTCGATGATGTTGTTGGTGCCCTTGCCGATGAACTTGGTGTTGAAATAGCTCTTGTCGAGCATATCAACGGCAAGGTTGGCCGACCATTTTTTGACAGCCTTGGGGTCGCCCCAAGGGATAACGGTTTGAGACATAGATGTGTCCTCGTGTGGGATTTGAACCAGCACGAGCACATCTTGTGCCCTATATGTCTGCTACAGGTAGCACATGGCGGCCATATCTGAAAAGCGCCTTTATGCTACATGTCGCTTATCGGGTCTTTGAGGTGATCAGTTCTCCATGCCTCGCATGGGCGATCTTTTTTTCCTCTGGCGCCATGACGCAGAGCCGTATGGTGGAGTCGCCCGCTTTTTTCACCTGGATGACGATTGTATCCGGGCCGGACCCCACCACGATTGCATCGCCAGCGGACATCTGACGAATTAGTGCTGTCATGTTGCCGCTGGCCATGCCGTCAGTCCTCCAGGTACAGGGACGCGAACTCGTCGCGCTTTTCGGGCGGGAGACGCATCATCGCCTCTTCCAGCGCGATGGCATCGCCCTTCTGGGCGATCATTTCGAGTTGGGCATAGGGGCTGTCGTCCAGTTGCCCGACATCGGAGGCCGGCGTTTTGGCGAGCGTGGGCACGGTTCCGCCCAGTGCATCGTCGTCATCGCCCTCTTTCGGCTTCGCGTCCTTGGCCTTGGGCTTCTGGCCATCCTTCTGCTTACCCTTGGTCTCGATCTTGACCGGCGGCACTTTCAGCCCCAGGACATCGGCCTGCTTTTCGAGCAGCGTGTGAGCGCGAACCAGCACCTCGTCATTCGACAGGGCGTCGAACTTCGGGTTCCCGGTGATCGCACGCACGGCACGGTCGAACGCTTGGAGCATTTCGCCACCATCGTTCAGCCCTGCGTTCTTGGTGAAGTAGGACCGCACGGAATTGGCCCATTCCGTCTTCGACGCTTCGACCTTCTCGCCCTCCTGCTGCAACCGGTAGGCCAGCGGCGCGCGCTTGTCGTTCAACTCCCGCATCTGCCTGCGGTATTCCTCGGCGGTGATTTCGAGGTTTTCGCGCTTCTCGCCCAGGTCGTCGATTTGGGCGTCGATCTCTTCGAGGTCGGATTCCAGCGCCTTGACATCGACCTGCGGCTCGGCCTGCTTCTGCGGGTCCGGGTCGTCCTCGGGATCGGGGTCATCGGCTTGCGACTTGGGTTCCGGGTCGTCCTCCGGGTCGTCTTCCTTCGGGTCGGGGTCGTCATCATCCGGGTCGGAACGCGCATCGTTGAGCGAGGCAATCGCTTCCTCGGCGCTGATTTCGTCCTCGGCTTCGTAGGCCGCCACCTCTTCCGGTGTCAGCTGGTCGGCCAGGGACTCGATGATTTTAGCCATGTCAGGCTCCTTTCAGGGAAGTGTCAGGTGAAGGCGAGAACAGCGGCGCGGAATACCGGGCCGTGATGCTCCGGGGCGTTGCCGCCAAAGACGGCCCGCGCGTCCTCAAGTGCGAGGCGCGCAGCGGGTTCCGACAGATTGGCCCAGTCGGGTGCAGGCTCCCGCCCGTCTGCCTCGACCTGTGCCGCGCGTTCGGCTTGGTATCCGGCGCGGGCGGCCCGGCTCAGAACCGTCGATGATTGGCGCTTGATCGCGTAGCCCTCAAGCTGCCACAGCTTCTCGATGGCGTCCTCGTAGGCCATCTTCTCGCCAATCGCGGCGTCGAAGTTGGCGGGGTCGATAACGTTGCTTTCGCCCGCAACCTGCGCGTTGCCGGGCACGGTAATGACACAGATCGTCATGGTCGGCGTCGGGCGGGTGAAGGTCTTTTGAACCACGAGGGATTCGAGGTGGGCTTTGGTCAGCTTCATGCTGGCACTCCTTGGGGCTGTTCAGTGGGCTGTTGCGGCATCGGCTGCGGTGCCGGCGGGGGCGCGCTGGGTGTCCCGATGACCTTCCCGGCGCGGGCCATCTTGGCGAGGTCCGACTTGTCCTGGAAACCGGCGCCGTCGAGGATCTCGTCGGCCACGGCCCCGATGCCCGGGGCGGCGAGGATCTGCGCCCCGGCTTCGAGGGCCCGGACCTGCATTTCAACGCCCTTCCCGGTGGTCTCCGTGAGGATACGGGTGATCTCGGCGGTCAGCTTGCGAATGTCCGTAGCGATCTTCTCGGCCTCTGCCGCCTTCTTCTGGGCTTCTGCCTGTTTGGCCGCCAGTTCGGCCTGCGCCATCGCCTCGTTGAACTCCTGTTCCTTCTGCTGCTGCTGCTGGCGAGCGATGGTTTCGGGGGCCGGGTTGTTCGGGTCCTCGTCCGGGTCGGTCTGGCCGGTGATCTGGCGGATCCGCTTCACGATCTCTTCGCGCTGCGGGATGTCCATCGTCTCGACGGCCAGATCCAGCACGGCAATCGCCACCTCGGGCGCGGTTTGCGCGAGGCTCCCCAGCAACTCCATCAGTTCCTCGACCTGCGCCTGCCGGATGGTGGCGGCGAAGTCGTCTTCGGTGATGATGAAATCGGCCTTGGTCGCCAGGATGTCGTTCTCGGGCAGGCCATCGTTGATCTGGATGTATTGCGGGTTGCCGCGCATGTTCGTGATGCGGAACTGGCGCTGCTCGGTCATGTATTGCTCGATGAGCGACAGCTTCTTTTCGCCGGAAATCTGCTTGGCGAGCCGCAGGTTGTCGAAGATCGGGGCGGTAGCCAGCGCGCCCTGGTCCTGCCGGGCGGTGATCGCCTTGCCGGATGTCGCGTTGGTCGTGCGGCCCATGTTCTCGTCGGTGACGCCGCTCATCTGCTGGATCATCTGGATCGAGCGGCCCATCATGTCGAGGTGGGACTGGTCCATGCCGCGGTCGGCATCGAGTATCAGTTCCTTTCCATGTTCTTTGATGATGATCGCGTCTGGACGGCTGACCTCTTCCTCGAACTTCTCCATGTCCTTCACAGCGCCGCTATCCATGACGACCTTACTGCTGTTGAGGATGTGCAGGGCCTTGGCCGCCCGGTTGTTGATGTCGATCTGGGGGTCGCGCATCTGGCGCACGAGGCCATACGGGAGGTTGTCGCGGTCTCGGCGGTAGCACCAGATCGGCGTGAACGGGAAACGGTTGTGCCGGTACGGCGACTTGCCCAGGAACAGCATGTGTTCCTCGGTCATGATGGCGACGTGCATCCGCATCCGCACCTTGGGCACCACGGTCGCGCGGCCCATGATGACATCCTGGACGTGGCCCGGGGACCGGCTGTCGTAGAGTTCGCCGCTGAACTGGCCGCCGCGCACATACTTGTCTTCGACGGGGATGCGGAACCATGCCTCGATCAGCCTGACGCGGTGACGCTCGGACAGCCCGTTCACATCTGTCGAGTAGGACCGTTCGGACGCCTCGATCTCGCGGCGGTCCATCACCTCATCGCCCATCATGTCCAGCGCGCGTGTCAGGGCCAGAGAGGTTGTCGAGGAATGCTCGATCTGCGCCTTTCGGTCTGGGAACATGGACTGCGCCACGTCGACATCCGTCCATTTGGTGCGGAAGATGTACCGGGCATCCGACATGTCGAGTTCGGTGCCGGCGCTGTCGTAGATGATGTTGCGCCAGGACTCGTAGCGCGAATAGATCGGCTCGCCCTCGTCCTCTTCCTGTACGCCGTCCTCGATCCATCCGACGCCGCCCTTGACGGAATCGGCAAAGGATCTGGACACGGAGAACGGCGTCCGGTTGATGTCGCTGAGGTACTTGAGCAGCTGCGTCTTCTTCTCGGCCGCCTTGGAGGCGTCTTCCTGTCGTGGCAGCACCTTGTAGTCGGTGCGCGCCCGGCGTTCGGTGCCCAACAGCCAGTTGACCACGTTGGAGATCACGTTGAACACCAGCGGCGTCTGTCCGCGCTGCCGCATGTGGGCGATCATTTCGTCGGACAGTTGCAGCCCGTCATAGAAATCGAAGTCCTTGGCCACCTCGCGCCGATGGCTCTCCTGCCGCAGGATCTCGCGCCGGTAGTGGTTGATGAGCCTGTCGTGCAGGTTGGTGGCGTAGGCCTTGTCCAGTTTGGACCGTGCGACCTGCTGCGTGACAGTCGGGGCCGTCTGAACGCGGTCCCACGGGTTGCTCCCCCGCTTGAACGGTCCAGATGTCATCTGCCGTGCATAACGCGGGTCGTCATCGGTCTCAAACATGGTCGATCACCTCGGCTTCGTGGATGGTCTTGCCGGTCTCCGGATCGCGGGCGATGGCATCGGCCACCACCTCGCCCTCGGAGAAACGCGGCGCGTTCGGCATTCGCAGGAGGTCGGACAGGCAATCGTTGATGATGTTGAAGATGCGGACCTGCAACTTGGGCGACGGGTTCATGCCCAGGGCGTTGCAGGCCCGGTAAGTCGCGTGCGCGGAATAGGCCGGGTCGCCTGTGGCCTCGTCCCACTCGAACGCCATGTCGACGCTGACCACGAACGGCGTAATGCGCTCGTGGTGGCGTGGCGTGTAGGTGGGAACGAGGGCGCAACAGGGCCGGTCGGTGTGCAGGTTCCAGGTGAAGATGGCCGTGATGTCGCCAAAGGTCCGCTGGCTGTGCTGCAAGGCGAGGTCGAGGATGGGCTTGAGGGTCATTCCGGCACCTCGACATTCGGCCTCACAGCCCGTTCGAGATCAGACTCCGTGAATGTGCGAATGACATCTGGCGCCCGGTCCAATCTGACGCAGTAGCTTGTCTCTTCTGCCGAGAGGTGGACCCTGACAACGATGCCAACGAGGTAGTGCCCCGTCGATCCAAGGGGAACGCACACCTCGTCACCGAGGTTGAACGCGGCTCCGTAATAAGCCCACATCATTCCGCCATTCTTGTCCTTCGGAAGGCGGTCGTAGATGCGGGTGATTTCACGGATCTCTTCGAGAACTTCGGACGGCGTGGCGTCTTCCAATCGCAACACAGCCCTGATTTCACTCAGGTCTGCTTCATGATCTGCGCCCACCGGTCCGCCGTGCCGCTCTTGGAGATCCCTCAACAGGTTGTCGAAAACGGTGTGCGCCTGGGTTTCGATCTCACGCCGCCCGGCGTCGGCCAGCATCCGCAGCTTGCTGATGGCCCTGAGCGCGTCATCGACGGTTCCGCCCTCGACTTTCAGCGCGTCCTTGATCTTGCACAGGCCCTCTTTGAGATTCTGCGCAGTCAACCACCAGTCGACAGAGCAGTCGTTGTCGTCCGCTCGGTATGCCCTTATCGTGGAGAGCTCCTCGGCCTCATCCTCGGTCAGAAAGAACACCGTCCGGCCATCGGGAAGAAAGCCACCCTCCCGCAATTCTTCGGTCGTGTCATTGGGCGTTTTGTCAGTTTCGGAGGTCATTCGTGCGCCTCCCTTGCGATGGCACGCAGGTTCGCTTCAGCCTTGACGTACTTCTTGGTGACAGCGGCACTTGGCGCGCCTTGACTGGTTTCCGCGCTGAAATTCAGTTCCGTTTTTGCGTCCAAGTATTTGCGGACGTGCTGGCGCATGGCGCGGGCTTGCGACTCGATCTTGTTCTTTTGCCGCACGGCATCCCGCCGTTCATTCACCTCGAAGACGAGGTGCTTCTCGGATCTCGCCAATTCCTTCCGACAGAGGCGCAATTCCTCATGGAGTTCGGCGATCAGGGCCACGCTGTCGTCGTGGATGACATCGCTGAACTCAGAGATCATGAAATCGCGCAGCGCGTCCAAGGTACGCTCGACGCGGACCTCAACTTTGCGCTTTGGGTCATGGGTTTCGTCCATCATCAGACCTCCCCTTCGGAGAAGGTCCAGCGCGGCAGTTCGCAGCGCAGCACGGACGAACCACGGAAGGCGCAGGGCTGGCGATCGTTGATGATCTGGTGCCCCTTCTCGATGCCCTTGCGGGTCCACAGGATCGCGCCACCGATGAGCCGGTCGGACTCGACCATCTCGCAGAAGGTGGCGAAATCCGGCATTTCGGTCTCGATGACCTTGAACGGCGCGCGCTTTGCGCCGCCGGGCACTTCCGTCTCCGGCTCAAACCAGACCTGAACGATGCAACCTGCCATTCTGTTTCCTTTCAGTAGGTTGGCGCACGCCGCCGGATCTTCGACAGCGTGTCATATGGACTCTCGGAGGAATTGGCGGCGTCGTCGTAGCCCTGGGCGAACTGGCGGAAGGCGTCAGCAGCCTCGCTGTGCCCGTCCTGCTTCTCGGGTTCGTCGATCCAGTCGTCGACGCGGGTCGACCATTTCTTGTGGTAGAGTTCGAGGTGTTCGAACCCTTCCTTGCAGCCCTCTTCATCGAACCAGCACAGGTGGAACTTCTGCCGGGTCATCTGGATGCCGTGCTGGATGTCGTCCACGCGCGGCACCACGCTGAACGACCAATCCGGGGCCAGCGATTGCAGATCGTCTATCGGTTTGCCGACTTTGTGCTTCTGCTGGCGCTCGTGCATGGCGTCGTGCGGCAGGTAGTGGGTGCCGAACACCATGCCCGTCTCGCGCAGCTGGTTGACGTAGAACTCGTAGCCCTGCGCCCAGTTCTCGATGAACATCGGGAACCGATACTGCTGGCCGACATGCTGCATGAGCCAGATCGCCGTGCCGTCGCCCGATCCGATGTCCCAGAAGGTGTGGACGGGCACGAACTTGACGAACGGGACGTGGCCAATGCGCTTCTCGGCCCGGACCCGGGCGATCTGCGGCGCGTAATAGGTCCCCGCCACGCTGCGCTGCCAGCATTCCTCGGGCGTGGACGGATACTCGCGCCACATGCCTTCGGCATCGCCGGCCTGCTCGGATTCGAGCGTCATGACGTACCACCGACGCTGCGAAAGCGTCAGGCAGATACCCATCTTGTCCTCGATCTCGTCGAAATACTTGTGCTGGGTCGCGCTGATGGGCGTGTTGTCGTTGGCAGGCGCCACATAGGTCGGCATCTGGTGCCAGGGGAAGAAGTGGAACTTGAACTCCTTGACGCCCAGGCGGCGCGGGATCATCGCCCGCTTCTCGGCCCTGGTGGCGATCTGGTAGAAATACCCGGCCTTGCCCTCGGCTGTGGACTCGATGATGGCGATGCCATGCGACGGGACTGCCGGGAGCGAGCCCTGCACGATCTCTCGCGCCTTCTGCGGGTACTTGGCGGCGATCTTGCCCATTTCCGAGACGTGCAGGCGGTGGATCGTGCCTGAGCGCATCGAGGTCGACACGCGGATCGAGGACCCGTTGTGCGCGAACAGGATCTCGCTCTCGGTCTTCTTCTTGAGCGGGAACATCGCGCGCACCTCGGGCGGCATGTTCTCGTAGGCGAACACCACCTTGTCCCGAAAGATCACCTCGGCGTCTTCGAGGCTGTGCGCGATGATGCCGACGCGCTGGTTGGGCACGAACATCGCGTGATCGAGCCACATCAGGGCGATCAGCGTTGTGAACCCAAGCTGACGGGCCTTCAGGATCACATTTCGGTAGTGGAGCGCGTTGACGAAATCACGCTGGGCCTTGTTCGGCTTGAACGGGATCACGGACCCGTCCTGGAACTCGTCGGCCTTGGTCATGATCTTGTAGAGACGCCCCGAATACAGGCGCCAGATCGGGTCCTGTAGCGCCCTCAGAAGGTCCTCCCGCGTCTGCGGGTCGAAATCCTCCGTGATCGGCTCGATGGCCGCAGCTTGAGCCGCCGCGGCCATCAGGCGCCAATCCTCATGGCGCAATGTCGGGCCGTGGTATGCTGCCCTCCCACCTCTCGCGTGGTCCTCGTGCGTTGCTGGGCTTCGTCGGCCGTCGTCACGATCGACCCTGACCGATCCGACATATCAGCCCAGCCTTGTTGAGGCGCCGTGCTGACTGCGGCGCCTAGAAAGTATCGGTCAGGGTGGAATTGGGGCGCAGCGGTTGCACGCGCTGCGCCCCTGCCCGCCAGATACGGCGCACAGGTGCATGAATCCTGCGTCTGGTGGGCAAACTGGTTCACGGGGTCGCGCCCCGCGATGTGAGGTCCGCGACGACATCCTGCGCCGCCTGCACGGCCTTGATGGCATCGAGGTAGAACTTGGGCCGCTTGGCGTGCAGGCTCTTGTAGAGCGCCATGCGGCTGTCCAGGCGGTCGAACGGCACGCGCTCGACGTGGTGCTTGCCACGGATCGTCACAAGCGCCTTGTCTGGCTCGACGGCAACGCGCTTACCGCCTGCGAATTTGATGATCGGATCAGTCATCGTCGCTGCCGCCTGTGCAGTAGCTGCAAACGAACGAGGTGAGAGGAGCGCCGCAGCCCTCGCATCGCACGGCTTGGGACCTCTCGTGGCTGAGAAACGCTTGACGCTCCCTCCACTCACTCATGGCATTTCCGGTTGAGACGCCGGGCGCTTTCCCCCCGATTCCGCTAAACATCGTCACCCTCCTGAGAGGCGACGGGCAGCGGCTTCGCACCGGCCATGAGGGACGCCAGGAACGCATCGACGGGCGACTTGCCCTTGTCCTCGGCCTCGTACAGCTTGAAGTGCTTGGCCAGCTTTTCCAGCGCGCTGTTCTTGTCCCAGAACTTGATCTCGGAGACATGCTCGATCTCGACGGGATCAGTGCCCGGGACGGCCTTGTGCGAGACCTTGATCGACTGGACGGCACGGGCCACGTCCTCGGGCAAGTCGTGGACGGCGATCAGTCGGCCATGCTCATCGAAGAAGCGGCGGATGTCGCTGAACGCCACGCGCCCGATCTCTTTCAGCACCTCTGCGCCGGTCATTTCGGCGCGCTCTGCTGCTGCCTCCTGCAACTCCCCGATGCGTTGCTGGACGCTATCTTTTGCGCTCAATCGAGCGGCGTTGGACCGGTGCGGTTTGTAGCCTGCTTCCTCGTAGGCGGCATCGGTTGACATCCCGGCAACTCGGGCTTGGGCGAAGGCTTCGTGCTTGGGGTTCTTGAGGCGGGGCATGGTGATCTCGACCTGTGCAACGTGTCGCTCTTTGCTAACTCGTAGCACGCTGCACAGCGATCTCCAAGCGTCTCGCCTTAACACCCTGTTTTTCCACCACCACACATCAAACTGCGCGCAGGCGCGTGCGCACACGCGCCCCACCACTATCTACTGTTGGACTCTTGGGTTGGATAATCCCCGGATCATCCCGCGGCTCTACCGTGGCTCCATCCACGGATGACACCTGATTGAGTGATTACAATACCTTACACCATTATAACCCGCGTAAATTTCGACACCCATTTGCGTGCGAAAAAAGACGACCATTTCGCGTTTTAATTCGTCAGGCTCCGGCTCCAGATCCTCTCGTTTGCGTGTTGCAAATTGCTACATGTTGCATTATGCTGACCTTCGAGACATCAAATCTCGAAGGAGCGAAGCAATGAAATTGACCACGACACCCGACCATCAGACTCGCCTGGGAGGCATGATCCGCGCCGAAGCACTCGGATGCGGCGACCCCCTCGACTGGCACGAAATCGCCCGTCGCTACGTCGCGCGCATGTGCGCCGATGTCGTCTCGCTGGACGAGTTCCTGCTGACGCACGGCGACCTACTCACGCAGGCCGAATACGACGAGGGACAGCAAATCCTGCGCCAGTTCTCAGGCTACGGAGGTGAGGCATGAGCGGCTACGTTTTCCAGAATGTCGAGTTCGCCACATGCGACCTGATGCTCGATGCCATCGCCTACGAATACATGACCGGAGGCGGCCAGAACTCGCCCGCTCAGGTCGATGACATCATCGCCTGCGAGGGCGACTGCCCGGCCATTCGGGCCAACCTCATCACTCTGGCGGATGCGATGGCCGATAGCTGCATCCACGGCCTCGATTTGGGCGAGGACAACGACGATGGCACGCCCGGCCACATGGACTGCCACAACTACTCCACCGAGGAACTGGCTGCTGCCATGCAACGGTTCCTTGAAGCCCGTCCTGACCGGGAGGTGGCAGCATGATGGATCGTTTCTACGTCACCGCCGTCGACGGGCGCCGCGCGTATTTCCTCGCCGGGCCCTACTCCACCAAGGAAGAGGCTGAGGGCGCCGTCGACAACGTGCGCGACATCGCCTGCGACCATGAGCAGAACAGCAACGCCGGGCGGGCACATTTCATGGCCTACGGCGTCACCCGCGAGAACAGCGACCGCAGCCGCATCACCCCGCTGGGTCAGGTGCAGCGGCAGACGCAGGGAGCGGCGGCATGACGCGGTTCTTCACCATCATCGAGGATGCGTTCGTCCTTATCCGCACCGGCGGCGTCTACCAGCAATCCCAACTGTACGCGCGCGGCAACAAGCTGTTCGCCAAGAAGGGGGCGGGGTTCATCCGCCTCGGGATCGGCGGCGAGACATCCGCGCCGAACACACGCTGGACCGAGATCGAGCAGGGAGACCTTGCCGTGATCGAGGACCGGAACGGCCACCCCCCGATCCTCACCCACTACGAGGAACCGAAGATCGCCGCCGAGTGACGCATCGTCTGTCGCCCTGCGCCGAAAGGCGGGGCGGCAGCGCCATGCGCCAACCGCATGAACCCGAAAGGAGCGAACCCATGAAGCATTTGCCGAACTACAATGCCGACGAGCGCACCCGCTACGACCTGCGCTTGCAGATCGAGGGCTGCGTCGTCTGGACGAGAGGGCACCTCACCCTCGAAGAGGCTCAGGCCGCCTACATCACATGGCGCGACGAAAGCGGCCTTGGCGGGTCCGATTTCGCGTCAGGCGAGGTTTTCGACCAGTTCGGCCAGCACATCGCCCGGATCTCCTACAACGGGCGGCTGTGGGAGCCGCTGCCGTGGCATCCCGGCATGTCGTGCTTGGCCGAGGCCCCGACAATAGCGGGTGCCGCAGCATGAAAATCACCATCGACATGCCCGCGCAGAGAATCGCGGACCTGATGATTACCGCCATCGAGACCGGCATCGGGCACTGGGCCAGCGACGTGCAGGTTTACGCGGGCCTCGACACCCGCACCCCCTACGGCGAGGCGTCCAGCTACGAGGGATCGTGGCATGTGAAGGGCACCTATCCGCTGACCAATGACGGCAGCGAGACCGACACGTTCTTTTTCAGCGCCGAGACCTTCGCCCGGAACGCGGTGATGGCGCCGTGGGCGCTGGCCGACTGGATCAACGAGAACGAGGACGCGGGCAGCGCCGATGTGCTGTTCCAGTGCGCCGCCTTTGGCGGGGTCGTGTTCGGCTGACGCATCGGTGCGCGCCGTCGCGGCGGCGCCATCCCATGCGTCAGGCAAAGGAGAAGAGCAGCATGGGCATTGCCCTCCCCAAGAAGCGGAAGATTGACCGGGAGTCCCCGGTGCATATCGCCGTGTACGACTACCTGTGCGCGGCCTTGCCGTGGGCCGTGGTCCACCACAGCCGCAACGAGATCAACAAGCGCGGAAAGAAATTCGCCAAGGAACTGGCGGCTGCGGCGCGCAAGGGCACGGTCAAAGGGTTCCCCGATCTGCTGGTCCTGCCCGGCACCGCGCTGCCGGTGATGCTCTTCGAGGTGAAGGCCGAGGGCAAATACCCGGACAAGGACCAGAAGGCTCTGCACGAGGAACTGCGGGCGCTGGGATACCGCGTGGCCGTGGTGCGCGGCGTCGATGATACGCGCGCCGCCCTGGCCGAATGGAAGATCACCACGATGGACAAGGAGGTGGCGACATGAGCGACCGCAAAGATTTCGACTTCATCCCGACGCACGCGCCAGAAGATGAGGCCCAAAAAGCCTATGCAGCGGCTTTTTCAACGATGATGAGGGCAAAATCAGAATTGCACCATTCGGATTCCGAGGCCGGCGCTATCGCATTTTTTACGACCGCTAGTGCGGGATACGCGGTCTTTGCGACGGCCTTCTACAAGGAGTTCAAGCGTATGCCCACCCTCGAAGACATCACGCCTATTCTTGAGTTCTTCATCGAGGAAACAAACCAGGGCGTCAAAACGGCTGTCGACGAAACGATCAAATCGCTGGGCGAACGGAAATGAGCGACGACCCCAAGTTCCTCATCCTCAAGCGCGGCCTCTACTATCGCCCCGAAGCCAAGGGCTACACCGCTCTTAAGGAGCACGCCGGGCGGTACAGCCTCGATGAGGTTGCCGTGCGAATGCCGAACGGCCCGGACGGATCGAACGATGGCATCAGCTTCATCGCAGAGGATGACGCGCCCGACTGCGCCCCCAGCGCCGATGTGTCGATCGTTGCCGATTACTGGCAGCGCAAGGCGACCGAGTACGCCTCTCAGGTCGAGGACATGAAGGCCGCTCTGGCCAACGCCGCAGAAGGCGCAAGGCGGCAGGCTGTCCGCGATTGCCCGTACTGCCGTTCGATAGGGAGATTCTGATGCACTTTGTCCCCGTCCTCCCCGCCTACGCGCCCGTGGCCGACGAGATCGACCGGATGCACGGCTGGGCCATCTTCATCACGCACGAGCATGACGGTCGGAACGACTTTATCGCCGTGCATGAGGACCGCCCGGACGAGATCCGCAACCTCGACATCACCGGCTACGCATGGCCCCGAACCGTCGACCTGGAACGGATGATCCTGATGGGCTTTCCCACGCGCGAGGGCGGGTTCCCGCACACGTCGCAAAGCCTGTCGGCCATGTGGTCGCGGTTCTCGATCGACAATCCGGACATCGCGCGCCGGGCGATATGGGCCAACGGCCCGGATCTCGACAAACATCTGCGCACGGGCCGCTTCGCGCGGCTGCGAGCGTGAAGGGAGTGAACCATGAACATGATAATGCAAAGCCCCGACCAGCCGCTCACCATGAGCAGCCTCGAAATCGCGGGACTGGTCGAAAAGCGCCACGACAACGTGAAGCGCAAGATCGAGACACTGGCGAAGCGTGGCGTGATTGATCTTCCTCAATCTGAGGAAGATCAAATCGAGACCGGACACGGACGGAAGCACACCGTTCAGGTCTACTACCTCGAAAAGAGGGATTGCTTCGTGGTGGTGGCGCAACTCTCCCCCGAGTTCACGGCACGGATCGTAGACCGCTGGCAGGAACTCGAAGCAGAGCGCGAAAAGCGGCACGCCCTTCCGAATTTCAGCGATCCGGTGGCAATGGCCCGCACCTGGGCCGATCAGGAAGAAGAGAAGCGCCGCCAGGCGGCCCGGATCGAGGATATGAGCGAGGATGTCGGGGCGCTGAAACTGCTGTCAGAGGCGGATGGCGCGATGACGCCCACAAACACAGCCAAGATCGTGAAGATGAGGCCCAAGGACTTCATGGCGTGGTTGCAGCGGGATCGCTGGATCTACCGCCGGGCCGGAGCGCGGAGTTTCGTCGGATACCAGAACCGCATCCAGTCCGGGCACCTGACACACAAACCCCACCCTTACAAGGACCGTGAAGGGTTCGACAAGGTGCGAGAGCAGGTGCTTATCACGCCCAAGGGCTTGGTGGCTATTGGTAAAAAACTTTACAAGGAAGGTTTGATCTCCGAGGTGCCGAAGCCCGGAGATCAGGGCGATCTTGGCGTGTAACCGCTCACGGAACGCCAAGAGCGACAGGGGCCGGGGCGCTTCGCTCCCGTCCTGGTCCCTGTCGTCCGTTTTAATTCCGCGCGGGCTTTCCTCCTCCCTGCCCGCGTGGACCAGCGGGGCCGGCACCCCTCCTCCCCAGCCGGCCCCGCGCATTTTCAGGAAAGGACGATGACATGAGCAAGAAGAAGATCGACTGGATCGACTGGGCAGACGCGACCTCCGAGAGCATCGCGGATGCAATGGCAACCCTCGACATGCTCCCGCACAGCCGCGCGCGCTCGATGGTTCAGACCAAGCTGGACGAGGCGATGATGTGGCTGGATCGCACCCGCCCCGTGAAGAACGAGGCTGAGGGAGGCTAAAGATGGATCGCTTTTACGAACTCGTCCAAATGGCAGGAATGTACGCCGAAGACGGCGCATGGGCCACAGCGGCAAACCGTCTACGTCAAGCCGCCAATCTAGCCGACGCCGAAGCTAAGCGACGGGAGGATTGGATCAAAGAGAATGTGAGGTCCGAGAAGTGACCCGCTCTGTCGACGAATGGATCGGGCCACGCCCGGACACCCCGCCCCCGCCCCGCGTTAAAGCCCGGATCGTCGTTGCCCAGCACCACATCTGCGCCTGCGGCTGCGGCATGGAACTGGGCCGCGGCGGCGAGGTCATCGAGTTCGATCACAAACGCGCGCTGATCAACGGCGGCGAGAACCGGGAATCGAACCTGCAAGCCCTTCGGCCCGCCTGCCACGCGCGCAAGACCAAAGCCGATGTCGAGGAAAAGGGGCGCGTGGCCCGGAAGAAGAAAAAGCACCTCGGGTTCGAGAACGAAAGCCGGTCCCGCATCCCGGGGCACCGTGGCGACATCTACAAGCGCAAGATCGGTGGCCGCACCGTCCTGAGATCGGAGGATACATGACCAGCCGAGACGAAAAGATGAAGCTGGACGACAAGGAACGTGACGTGATCCTGCACGCACTCGGGCTGTCCAGACGGCGCCGATGGGCCTACCGCAACCACTTTGCCGCAGGCGGAAAAGATGTCTCGATCTGGAAGGGACTGGTGGATCGCGGGCTTGCCTCCGGGGGCAACAATCTCATGAACGAAGTCATGCCATATCCCCTGTTTCGCGTTACCCGCCTGGGCGCCGAAGCGGCTGGGGTCGGCAACAAGGTGCCGCGGGCACTGACAAATCCACGACCGGCTACCTGAACCCCCTCGGATGAGCCGAGGGCTGCCCCGCTGCTGATACGCAGCCCGTCTCTCTGCCTCACGGCAGCGGGGTTTCTATCTCCCCCTGATGATCTTCCAACCAAGGTATCCGACGACGCAAACGCCGAGGAACATCAGAAAGCCCGGATCGAGCCACGGAATCGGTAGACCTTGAGTGCCCATGAAAAAGCCCCGTTGCAGATTGCGACGGGGCTTACGCTATGCGGGGTCTTGGCCTTGGTCAACTTTCCCGCCTGCCCGCTTCTTCTCACTGATCCGCCTCCTGATGTTCGACTCCGCGTGGACCCAATCACGGTATCCGTTGGCGCGGGCCGCGATGCTTTCCGCGAGGAAGCGCGTGCAGCCCTCGCCCTCCTGGATGATAGCTGCCCGTTCGCGCAGGAGGTCCAGATCGAGCCAGGGATCGTCAGACGGCATCCAGTTTCCCCACCTCGTCTCCCCAGCACGACCAGCCGGGGCGATTGCGCCGCGAGAAGACCTCGATGCGCGGCCGATCCTCCACCAGCTGCTCCGCTGCCAGGAATGCCTCGTCCGGCTTCTCGCTGTGCTGCCCGATCCGTCCTTCGATTACGGATCGCACGCTCTTGCTGTCGATCCGAGGCTTGCCCCGCGTGCCGATCAGGAAGGGCTCGCCCGCGCAGCGCAGGACGTAGCCCGTGCCGAAGGCCAGCTTTCCGTGCCGCGTGCGCTTGGCCCAGTGGCCGGCGGTCTTGAACGTGAAGCCCCAGGCGTCCATGACTTCGAACGCTTGCGGCAGCATCGGGTTCGTGGCCCACAGCCACAGCAGGCAGTTGTCGGCGGCCAACACGTCAACCGGCAGCGCCTTGATCCAGTCCAGCGGCTCGCAGTCGTAGTGGGCCGTGGCGTTCTTGCCCTCGCCCGCTTCCGACCAGTTCGAGAATTGCCAGGGCGGATCGGCCATGATGAGGCCAAAGCCACCGGCAGGACGCAGCGCCGCGAACTCGATCACGACCTTGGACATGTCGGCGTCACCGCTCATTGAACCACCGGCGCCGCTTGTCCTGCGCCGCGCGCAGATCCGCCCGCGTGACCAGCCCAGCCCGCAACAGATCCTCGCCGCCCGTACCATCGACCCAGAACGACGAAACATTGCCGCCCTCGATGATGGCCTTGGCCGCATCCTTCATCGGACCCGTGACAACGATTCCGCCATCGACGGGGGCGCCATGCATCTGGGCGATACGGCGCTCGATGTCGTGCGGCGTGGGCTTGATGAGGCGTCCGTTCTGGTCGCGCGGGCTGTGAGCCTGGTACGCTTCCCATGAGGCCAGTATCTCGATGGCCGAACGACCTTGCAAAACGCGGCGCCACGAGGCCACCTCGATCGCGCGCACCTCCGGGCTGTCTTCGCGCCTGAAGAACTGGGACAGGATCATCTGGATGGTCAGGGACTCGTCGGAAGATTTCGGCCTATCCTTGGCGGGGGTTTGCCGCGGCGATCCTGTCTGCGGCAGCGCCGATGTCGTGGGCGTCATATCCGTCATGTCGTCCTCCTGATCGTGGTTGGATTTCTTTGGATGCGGCGTCGTCCCGGCGCCCGGCGGCGCGCTCCATCGCCTTGGTGAAATATGCGAGAGACTGGACAGGCTCTCCGTCCCGCCTTCGGTTCATGACCGCGCCGATCTCGGCAGTGATCGTGGTGACGGACAGCCCCAGATCGGTCTGCCAGCGGCGGGCCTCGACCATCTGCGCCTCATTCGCGACCGGCCCGGGGTGATTGGCCGGCAGTCCGCAGGCGCGCAGAAGGGCTGATCGGTATTCGTCGGCGGGATGATCGACCTCCGGCAGCGGCAGAGGCTCACCTCGGTAAGGCGCGTCGCGCATACGGCTGCGCTCGCTCTGGCTCATGCAAAATTCCTCGGTGCGCCTGGCCGCCTCGGACAAACGACGATTCCGCCAGACCCCATCCGCCACCTGAAACAGCGGCTCCATGACTGGTCGAATGGTCGCGCGCCATTTCCGAGTGCTCATTCGAGTGATCGTTGCCAGCTTGCGGTCGTTGTCGGGCAGGTCCAGCGTGGGCCGCGCCCACATTGCATAGATGAGAAGATGCCACGCGCCGACTTCCTCGGCAGACAAATGCAAGGTGTCGCGCAAGAGCGCGTCGGCCCAAATGGGAACGGGCCTCTTGGTTCTGGCGCGAGCCGCGTCATACCCTGCTGGCGACATATCAGACCTCCGACAGTCGCCTATTCCCCTTCCGAGGGCGCCGGACGTTTCAGCCACGATTCCATCGTCACTGAACCGCCTGACCGCAGGTAAATCGTCTGCATGGTCTTACGGCCCGGATCGCGGGCCTGGGTGAGGATCTGACTGAGGTAGGGTTGGCTCAGACCGAGGTGCTGCGCGATCTCAGCCAGCTTGGCCTTCGGGTTCCCGGCCCGGTATTGCTCAACATATTGCTCGATGTTCATTTGCTGCCCCGCCACTTGAAACAGTTTGCAATACGCAACATATTAGCAGAACAGTCAAGGCTTGGCGGCTATTTTTCGCGTCGCAATATGTTACACGACGCTGTATTTTGATGACCTAACTTGAGCAATGAGGACAGTATGCGGATCAGGATTGCGGATGTCAGGAAGACCCTCGGGATTAAGCAAAGCGAACTGGCATCCAAGGTCGGAATCAGTCGGCCTTACCTGGCACAAATCGAGTCAGGAGAACGAAATCTAACGGCCAAGCGCCAGGACGAAATAGCCAAGGCGCTTGGCGTGGACCCTTCTGATCTCGTTGATTTTTCCGGCGCCTCCATCCAAGATGAGGACCTAATTATGCGCGCATTCCAATCCGGGTCGCAGAAACAGCGTGAAATGTTCCTCGCTATCGCCCGAACAGTTCTGGATAGCGATTCTTCATCAGACTGACGAATTCAGCCTTCTGCTCCGGCGTCATGCGCCGAAGAAGGCCCAACAGAACCTCATCATCGCTCCCACTACAGGCGCCACTGGCGCCTTTTTTTATTCCGACTTCCAAATCGTCCTCCTGAACATGCCACCCCCGCCCACGCAATAATCACAGGTTGCAAGGTGTCACAAACTTTATGGGGTTGCAACGTGTTTGCAGTTTGCTACACATAGCAACACGCAACATCAACCCCAGAAGGAAGCGGCATGGTCAAACGCACCATCATGGAACAGGAGATCCGGGTTTTCGCCCCCTTGGATGGCGAGGCGGGAATTTTCATAGCCGCCATCGACGGCTTCGATTTCGCATTTCGAGGCGCCACCGCCATGACAGCGTTTCAGCGGGCCGAACGCTGGCGCGCTAAAGCCTGGAACAACATCGTCTCCAAGAAGAACAAGGTGCCGGTCCCCGATGAGCCGGCCGCGTAAGTTCATCAAGGGCGAGAAGCTGACCCTGTTCGAGGCGCTGGCGTTCATCGTCGGCGGCGAATGGGTCTTCGATGGCGACAGGCCGAAGCACCCCAATTTCATGATCTCGCGCCGTGTCATCGACCTCAAGTTCCAGGCCGGTGCTGGCCGCCTGCGCCGCGCAATCCCCAATCCCGACCACCCCGACAACAAGGAAGCCTGATGGAAATTGCACCCGAAATCCTGCTGGGACCGGGCGTCTACGACGACCTCCCCAACGACATCTACCACGGCGATTGCTGCGAAGGGCCCAGCATTTCGTCTTCCGGCCTGCGCGTCGTGCGCAAGGACCCGGCAAAGTTCTGGGACGGCTGCGCCATGAACCCGGAAGTGAAGGCCCGGAAGGAGAAAGAGCGCGAGGACGCGCGGTCCAAGGGCATCGTGATCCCCAAGCGGCACTTCGATCGCGGCAGCGCCGCACACGTCCTGACGCTGGAACCGGAGAAGATCACGGAGTCCGTCTCAGTTGTCCCGGCTGACTTGTTGGGGGCCAACGGATCGCTGTCGACCAAAGCGGCCAAGGCATTCGTCGCGGAACAGCAGGCCCTCGGTCGCGCCGTTCTGAAACCCGAAGAATGGGACATGGTGTGCGACATGGCCGATGCCCTGCAATCGAACGCGCAGGCGATGGACCTGATGGACGGCTGCACCATCGAACAGTCGCACATCTGGAAGGACACCCAGACCGGCATGTTCATCAAGAGCCGACCGGACATGACCCCGACCGAGGCACACCGCTGGATCGTGGACTACAAGACCACCGATCACGAGGACATCGACGTATGGGTGAAAAAGAGCCTCGTGGACACCCGTCTCGACATCCAGGCCGCGTTGCAGATGTGGGGCGTCTATGAGGCCACCGGATACTCGATCCCCGGTGTCGCCTACCTCGTCCAGAACACCAAGACCAAGCGCGTGGCCGTCCGCTACCTCTCCAAGGGCAGCGACCTGCTGGCCGCAGCCCGGCAGGATCTCCGCGACGGCCTCAACGCCTTCGCCCGTTGCTGGGAAGATGGTCACTGGCCGTCCCCGTGGGACCGGATCGAGGAAATGGTGCCGCCCGGATTCCGCGAGCGTGAGATCGAGAAACAGTTGAGCGAGCGCGCGGCGATCTTCCCCGGGGAGTTCGCAGCATGAGCGAGAGCGGCATCAAAACCCTGTGGGGCGAACTGCGCACGCAGTTCTGCATGGTCGAGACCGACATCCCGATCCGCCCACGGTACGACCCCGAGACGGGCGCCCTGGTCGCGTCCAGTAAGGGGCGCGACTTCCGGTTCGAGGTCGAAAGCAGGCCCATCCGCGTCAATGGAATGCGCGGGTTTGCCTACATCACCATCGCTCATGTCCGCGTCACGCGCCGCATCCCGCGCGGCCCCGGCAATCGCCCGGCCATTGTCCGCGAGCATGGCGCCATCGTCATCAGCGACCCACGCGACGAGGCCATGAAGGCCCGCGCCGCAGCTTAATCCCCAAAACCAAGGAGAACCAAATTGGACTTTTCAAATGACAATGGCGGTGTCCCCGCGATGCCGCAAGTTGGCGGCCTGGATGCTGTTACCCGTGCCGAGATCGACATTCAGATTTCCACAGCGCACGCTTACCCACGTCAGATTTCCCGTGTGGCGAACAACGTCAAAAGCCTCGTTTCCATGTCGAAAGAAACCGCCGAGGGATGCATCTTCTCGCTGCCCAGAGGCGGCAAACCCATCGTCGGCCCGTCTATCCGCCTCGCTGAAATCCTATTCAGCCAATGGGGCAACTGCACTGGCGGATCGCGCACCATCGAGGTGAACAGGAAAGACGGGTATGTTGAGTGCGAGGGCGTGTTTCACGATCTCCAAACCAACGCCAAGACGGTGCGTCGAGTTCGCCGCAGCATCGCCAGCGCCAATGGCCGTGTCTACAGCAACGACATGATTATCGTCACATCGAACGCGGCTGGCGCAATCGCCTTCCGGAATGCCGTTCTGGCCGGCGTTCCGCGCCCGGTGTGGCAAGACGCCTATGCTTATGCGGAAGACCTGATCCGCGGCGACATCAAGACGCTCCCTGAGCGCCGGGATCGCGCGCTCAAAGTGATGTCATCGTTCGGGCTGACGGCTGAGGATGTTTGCGGCATCGTTGGCGTCAACGGCGTCGAGGACATCGACCTGGACGCTCTTCTCGTGCTGGCCGGTCTGCACAACTCCCTGAAAGAGGGGGATACAACTGCCGAGAAACTGCGCGCGGAAATCAAGGCAAAGAACGCAGTTGAAGAGGCACCCGCCCAGCGGAAGATCGAGAACAAGACCAAAACCACCGGGAAAACCGCCACGCGCGATCGCAAGCCGGTCGACCGGACCCCGCCGCCCCCGGCAGATCCCGAACCGGAACCCGATCACGACCCGGAGACTGGCGAGGTCGATGACGGCGACGTGACCGACGATACCGACATCCCAGGCGACTACACCGGCGAGGAAGAGCAGGCCGCGCAGGGCGACATGTTGGGCGGGACGCCGCAACAGGAAGGAAAGCGTGACTGGGGCAACCTGCTGAACGCGATCCTGGCCGATGTCGATGAACGTGGTGCCCCCCTTGATGCCGCGATGGGCTTCTACGGCCCCAAGGTCCGCGAACTGGACGAGAAGAACCCGGAACTGCTGGACGAGTTCATCAAGGTGACAGGCCACGACCTGCGCGCCGCGCTGAACGGGTGAGGTGAGCCATGAGCGAGACCGACAGCTACGGCGTCGCGGCGGGCGAACTCAAGCAGTTCATTGAGCGCGTCGAACGCCTCGAAGAGGAAAAGCGCGAGATTGCAGAGCAGATCAAGGAGGTCATGGCCGAGGCCAAGGGGCGCGGCTACGACACTAAGGTCATGCGCAAGGTGATCTCCCTGCGCAAGCGCGACGCCGACGACATCGCCGAGGAAGATGCGGTGCTGGAAATGTATAAAGCCGCGCTCGGCATGGGCTGATGTCTCTTTCTGGTCCCCGCGCGCCGGGGGCCAGCGACGGACATCAGCAAGGAGGTTCGACATGAACCACGACCACCCCTGCCCCGTGCCGGACTTCGAGTTCTGGTTTAGCCGCTCCGATGAAGGCCCGTTCCATCCGGGCGGCGAGACCATCGAGGATGCCGTGACGGAGGCCCTGTGCCAGGGCGAATTTCAGGAGATCGACCCAGACGACGACCACCCTGAATGGCGCGCTGGCGTCTTCATCATCATCGCCAGACCGCGCCATGTGGACCTGTCCAAATGGTTCGATGCCGAACGCTGGATCGAAGACCTGCGGGATCGCACGGAAGACGAATGCGACGAGAGCGGCGACTGTCACCCGCTCGAAGGCATGGATCTGGCCGACCAGAAGGCCCTGCAAGCCGCCGTCCGCAACGCGATCTGGCACTGGCAGAACCGTCGTGCCCTGCCCCTCAAAGCATACTGGCTCGAAACGCAGGGCGCGGCCCGGTTCGAGACCCGCCCCCATCCTGAAAACGAAAGGGACCACTCATGATCTTCGTGAAATTCGCCTTGGTGTGCATCGCCCTCGGGTTCTTCGCACGCATCGGCTGGGCCGCGGCCAACGAATTGCTCCGGTTGCTGGGGGACATCTTTGTGGGCTTCATCGTTCTCTTGGCCCACCTCATCGAGGGCTTTCGCAATGGCTGAGGTTGTCGACATCGAGGTGATCCTGGTGGCCGAGACTCCGGCGGCGATCCTGGTGAAGGAAGACGAGGAAGCCGATGAAATCTGGCTCCCGAAGAGCCAGATCGAGATCGACGGCGAGATCGGGGAGACGGGGGCCGTGACCCTGCCCGAATGGCTGGCCATCGAAAGGGGGCTGGCATGATGCGGCGTGGCTTCCTCGGGGCGCTGCTGGGCGCCCCGGTCGCGGCGCAGAACGCGATTGCGAGCGGCGCGTCAGCGGTGGGCGTATCATACCCGGCAAACATGGTTGGCGGCTCCTATGAAGAGCCGGACGAGGAGTGGCTGGCCCACGACCGCCTTGCTGATCGGCTCCATGACGCCCTTCACTTCCATAAAGATTCCGATGTTGAGGTGTCGGCGAGCATCAACGCAATGAAATCTTGGTCCCCCGTTTTCAAGCAACATGTCGCGCTCAAAGAGATCCGTGAGCGCAGGTCGATCCATCGCGCGATCAACGATGCAATGCGGGACAGAAACCCGATTACGCGCGGGCTGGCTTTGGCCCGCATTGCCTCTGACATGGGGGAGAAGCTGTGACCCTGTTTTTCGTTGAGGAACGCCGGTTCAACGGCACCTGGGCGCCCGCCCTCTACCACGGCGCCCGCCCTGCCGAGAAGCGCACTGACGGCGGCCGGCGCCGGTTTCGGAGCGACCCGGTGGAGGTGAACCCCGGGCACCATCGCCTCACCCTCGACCAGCTGACGGAGGTCTACGGGGTGGATGGGCGGTTCCGGGCGACAAGAAAAGGTGGGTCGGCATGAGCATCCTCAGCAAGCCGAAGCAGGGAGGCAGACACCATTCTGCGGAGGTGGTCTGCGACCAATGCGGCACCACTGAAACCGTTGTGTGCGACTACGCCCGCGAGGCGGGAGGCAGTTGGGCCCCGAACATGGGCCAGATCAACAAGAAGATCACCCAGAATGGCTGGGCGATTTTGAAGAAGAAACACAGTTGCCCGAAGTGTGAGAAGGAAAGGAAGGCCGTTCTCGTGACCGAAACCGCCGTGAAGACGAAGCCCCAGGAGACGCAGGCCGCGCCCGAACCGACGAAAGCCCAGAAGCGGGAAATCATGCTCGCCTTGGAAGACTACTACGATACCGAGACCGAACGGTACAAATCGGGCAACACCGACCAGGTTCTCGCTGACCTCTGTGGCGTCATGCCCGGGTTTGTCGCCAAGATCCGCGAAGAGTTCTTCGGGCCGGATGGCGGGAACGAGGACATCGAGGCGCTGACGGCGCGGATCGAGGATCTGAGAAACGATGTCGACGGCCTCATGTCCCAAGCGAGAGATATGAGCGAGCGCGCAGAAACCCTGCGGGCCTGCGCCGAAGCCAAACTGGCCGAGATCGGCACGGTTAGTTCGGATCTGGCCCGCGTGAAGAAAGCGGTTGGCCCCGCCGCCCTGCACCGAGCCGGGGTGAAAGCATGACCGACACCCTGCAACAGATGAGGGCCGACAATGGCTGAGCACAGCAAGATCGAATGGACGGATGCCACATGGAACCCGATCACCGGGTGCAGCGTGGTCTCGCCGGGCTGCACCAACTGCTACGCCATGAAGCTGGCAGGCACCCGTCTGCGCAACCACCCCAGCCGGGCCGGGCTGACCGATAGCAGCCGCGCCGGTCCCGTCTGGAACGGCAAGGTGCGGCTGAACGACCAATGGCTGGAACAGCCGATCCACTGGCGCCGGGGCCGCAACGTCTTTGTCTGCGCCCACGGCGACCTTTTCCACGAGGACGTGCCCGACGACTGGATCGACGCGATATTCGCCGTCATGGCACTCGCCCCGCAGCACAACTTCCAGGTGCTGACAAAGCGGTCGGCGCGGATGCGGACTTATATGTCTCATGTCAATGCGCACGGAGAGACGCGGCACGAAATCATCGAACGCAAGGCGCGCTTCGTGATCGAAGACGCTGACGCTTGGATGACGGAAAGTTGGCCCCTGCCGAACGTCTGGATCGGCGTCTCTGTCGAGGACCAGGTTCGCGCGGATGAACGGATCCCCGACCTGCTGGCAACACCTGCCCATGTCCGGTTCCTGTCCTGCGAGCCGCTGCTGGGGCCGGTGAATCTACTGGTAACGGATCACCGTGGTCATGACATTTCCGCTTTGCGCGGTATCGCCTGCGACCCCAGCGATCCGGACGGCCCGGATGAATACTACCGCACTGGCAAGATCCTTTGGGTCATCGCAGGCGGCGAGAGCGGCCCCGGCGCCCGGCCCAGCAATCCTGCCTGGTTCCGCGACCTGCGCGACCAGTGCGCGGCGGCTGACGTGCCTTTCCATTTCAAGCAGTGGGGCGAGTGGCACCCCGGCGACGGCATGGGTGATGACATCGATGGCAGCGCGTTCGGCTGCTTCGATGATGCGGGCAGGTGGGTGCATCCCGTCCAGCAGGACTTCGCCGCCACCCGCCAGACCATGTTTCGCATCGGCAAGAGCCGCGCCGGTCGCACGCTGGACGGCGTGACCCATGACGGGATGCCGGGAGAGCGCACATGACCGACACATCACGAGAGGCCGTAGACACGTCTAGAGAAAGTATTGAGGCCGACGCGGTGGTTTCCGACTGCGGGTGCTACCGCTATCGCCTGACACGGCGATGGGCCGATGGGCCGATATGCGGGTTCATCATGCTCAACCCCAGCACCGCCGACGCGGAAACCGATGACCCGACGATCCGGCGCTGCATCGGTTTCGCTAAGCGCGAGGGCTGCGGCGGCATCGTGGTCGTCAACCTCTACGCCTACCGTGCAACCAAGCCTGCCGACCTGTGGGCGCTGGACCCGTCCGAACGGATCGGAGGGCCTCAGGCAGAAATAGAGTTGCACCGCGCAATCCGTGATTCCGAAATCATGGTCGCGGCTTGGGGCGCCAATACCAAGCGCGCCGAACATTGGATCGTGGAGAAGTACGGCCCGCACCTAAAATGCCTGGGCAAGACGAAACACGGCCACCCGAGGCACCCGCTATACGTCAAGGGCAATGCGCCGTTGGTCCCGCTCCGGCCTACAGGAGAAGCCCAATGAGTGACGACCTGAACTTGAACTGGCCGCGCGAAATCTGGATGGCCGAGCGCGAAGAGCACGACCAAGGTGTCGTGACTGCGGTCCTATCGGAATGGGCCACTGTTTCCCGATGGGAGGGTGATAAAGAGCGTGACCGCGAATTTCATCGCTATGTCGATGCCGATATTCACGAGAGCGCGGACAAGTATTGGCGCGCCCGCATCGCCACCCTCGAAGCCCAGCTCGCCCAGGCGCGGGCTGCTGGGATGCGGGAGGCGGCGGAGATTGCACGCAGGATTACAGAATGTTGCCGGAGTTGCGCGTCTACAGAGCCACGCATCCTCGCAGCTATCGAGGGGGAAGAGCGCACATGACCCGAAACTTCGCACGCATGACCGCGGTTGGCGCACTGATGGCCACCGGGCCGGTTTATGTCGGCATTGACTGGGGGCGCCCTGTAGATTCGAAGCCCGCAAAGCCCCGCGATCCGGACAAGCGGGCCAAGGTCAAGGCCGCCCGAAAGCAGGCCCTCGCCAACAAACAGAGGCGCCGCAAATGACAGTGCCCCGCCTCCTGAAATTTGAAGAGGCCGCAAGGGCCCTCGGGGTTCCGGTGGCATCATTGCGGACAGTTGCGGATGAGCATGGTAAGACCATCCGTATGGGCCGCGCCCTTCGCCTGCATCCTGATGACTTGCCAGAATTGATTGAACTATGCCGAAAAGAGCCAAAGGCGCCCGTCTCCACTGGCGCGCGCCGAAAAATCGAAGCCCGTTCTGGGAAATCAGAGACGGCAATACCCGCCTCTCGACCAGCACAGACGACCGCCGAGAGGCTGAAAGCGCGCTCGCAGAATACATCGAGCGGAAGAACCGCCCAGTTGGTCCCACTTCCCCGGACGACCTGAGCGTTTCGATGGCGCTTTCCCTCTACGGCGAGGAACACGCAGCACACGTCGCATCGCCGGAGCGGATCGGATACGCCATCGACGCCCTGGACAAGTTCTGGCGCGATCTGCCTGTAAGCGCCGTGAAGGGTGAAACCTGCCGCCGCTACGCCAAGAGTCGCGTGACACGCCACGGCAAGCCCGCGTCCGCAGGAACCATCCGCCGCGAACTCAACGTGCTGCAAGCCGCCATCAACCATTGCCACCGGGAAGGCTACCTGACCCAGGCACCGAAGGTTGTCATGCCCGCCAAGCCGCCGGCCAAGGAACGCTGGCTGACACGTCAGGAAGCGGCATGGCTCTTGCGCGCGGCGCGCAGCCTCAACCGGGACGGTCGGCACCTGGCAGACTTCATCTTGTGCGGCCTCTACACGGGTTCTCGGAAAGACACGATCCTGCGGCTGCACATCGACCGCGCCTCGCCCGTAGGCGGCCATGTCGATACCGTCCAGGGCATCTTGTACCGCCGCCCTGGCGCCAAAGCCGAGACCAAGAAGCGCCAGACCCCGGCCCGGCTTCCAGATCGCTATCTGGCCCACCTGCGCAGGCAAGCGGCAAACGGCAGGATCTATGTCGTTGAGCGCGAGATCGCCGGGGAGCGTGCGATGGTTGGCGACATCCGAAAAGCATGGGCCCGGGCGCGAGATTTGGCCGCCGAACTGGCCGACAAGCAGGAGATCGAGATCGACCTGTCCGATGTGACCCCGCACACGCTCAAGCACACAGCGATCACCTGGGCGATGCAGCGCGGCGCTACGATCTGGGATGCCGCAGGCTATTTCGGCACCAGCGCAGAGACCATCGAGCGCGTGTACGGGCACCACAGCCCGCACCATCAACAGAGCGCCGTCGACGCAATGAATCGGCGTGGATGA